GAAAGTTATACCTACACCTGATGGTACGTTAATGTCTGCTGTGGCTGTAAGATTAATATCAGCGCCAGAAGTTATAGTTATATCAGTGTTATCACCTTCAATCTTCTCGCCAGTTCCAAAAGTGATGCCCACGTTAGCAGGTACAACAATGTCTGCTACAGCGGTAAGATTAATATTGTTACCCGCAATAGTAAGGTCTGTGCCATCGCCTTCTATTTTCTCGGCATCGTTACCAAAGGTAAGACCCACATTAGCAGGGATGTTAATGTCCACACCAGCAGTCAGGTTTATGTCACCATCGGCTGCTAAATCTAATGTAGCATCTGCACTTGAACTGACAGAAATGGCGGAATCTCGAAACATTATTTTGTTTGCGCTATTCAACGTCAAACCAGAGCCATCAGTGTGCGTTAGTGTGGTGTCTCCATCTGCGCCAAAAGAAAGAATAGCCCCGTCAGACTGTAGCTTGAGGTCGTCATCTACAAACAAATCAGGCACAGCCAAGTCTTGCATAAGGTCAAACACAGCAGCGCCAGACCCTGCGCCATCGGTAGCAATCATTTTAACTTGACCAGCTAGGATAGCCACGTTTGCGCCAGACCCTTGTGAAAAGGTCAGTGTATATGACGTAGTATTCTCAATAACCCAGACTTTAGATAACGTGTTAGGTGCAAGGGTTACAGTACAGGCTTGCCCACCGCCTGTGCATTTTAGATAAGAAGAACGAAACTCGTCAGCCACACCATCAGCCATTGTGATAGTATGCGCAGCGGCGTTTGCTATGGCCTCGCCTGTGGAACTGTAGCTTAACCCGTCAGTTATCAACTCAAGGTTTACGTTTGTCTTCGTGCCCCAAGTACCTGACTGTTCGCCAGTCCCTATTTCTTCAAGACGTAAGTTGTTTTCAAACGTACTCGCCATTTTTCAATCCTTCTTGTCCTATGCGTATAATCGCACTTGAAACATCTGCTGTGGGGAATGTTATCGGAAATGTGCTGTTGCTGGAAGACTTATTAGACCCAAAGTCTAACACAGCTATCGCAGGGTTTGTACCACCCGATTTGTATATTAACGCGCCCCTAGCTGTTATAGTAGAGCTTGCCCAAGATACATCTCCAAAATCTATAAAGGCTGTAGCGCCTGAACTAGATGTGGTTGCTGTAAGTGTTTTACCGCCTGCATCATACCCCGTGCCAGAAACCTCGTTGGTGGTAGAATACGCAGTTGTAGTCTCATCAAGCGTAGCGTCAGAGGTGAACAACGCTATTTTAAATGTCTGTGATGTATCCGAACTAAAATCCATCTCGCCCTCTAGCAGGGCCAGTTTGAAGGATGTACACATGTAATTACCAGTAAATGCCATTACTATCCCCTACCTACTGGTATTCGCTTCTGTCCAGAACGATACGCATCCCTACGTAACTTGCCATCGCCCATCTCCATAAGCAACGTGATCGCTTGCAAATACATCTTTTCATAGTTTGCAATTACATCAGGTTCACCTTTAAGGAACCTTATAGCTTCTATTAGGGCACCGTTTAACAACGCTGCGCTGGCGTTATCGCCCAGCCAAGACGTGCTAGCTGTAACAATAGATGTCGGGTAGTACCCATAAATATGTTCTAACTCGTAATTCTGATCTGGTGTTGGGGCCAATTCAACCTGTGTTTCACTATATTGTGCGTAAAACTTAGGTGCACCGTATTTTGCAGAGGTGTTTATTGGGTATGCCTCACGTAGAAAATTCACATCCTTATTAAGGAGGTAGGTATGTGTGCTACTGCTTATGATAGATATACTGTAAGTATACAGGTAATCCGTTGGTAACGTGTATAGCTTGTTAGTAGCTGTAAGCGGCCCCTCATCTACTTTTCGTAGGGCGGGTATATCTACCGTTTGAAGTATCTTTTCTTCTGCTTGTTGTGTAAACAAAGCAAGCTGGTCATCGGTAAAAGAAGTTTCACAGATGTCTTCTATATTAGTTTTTAGTGAAGCATAATTCATGTGGTCACCGTAACGTCCCCTATAAATCCAGTAGCTACTAGATTATTCGGTGCTAAACCAAAAGGGTTATTAAGACCTACGGGATCAAAACCGAATTGTATATTCCTACTACTATCATAACCAGCAAAATCAGGGCGAGGGTCACGTATTGCTTGAGGGTCATCTACCGGAAACTCCCCTAGTTTAAGCTGGGGGTGGTCAGGACTCCAACACTCTCGACATGCTTTTATGTTGGTATCAACGCCTTTACGAACCAAATTACGCAATTCTTTTAGTTTGTACCGAAACCCGCATACATCACACTCGGCTATCGCCCGTTTATTTGATGCAAACCTACTAGCCATCTACACATACCCTATACGAGGCACGAACCGTGCAGGTGTTTTCTCGCGGTCTTCTCCTGCAGCCATGCTAAACTGTTCATCATAGACCATTTTAAGCATTTGGACGCGTTCGGTAAGTTCAGGAACTTTCATAGCTATGTGGTACGCCAGACCAGCTACAAGACATGGCAAGAACCTAAACGGCATATCCGCTGTTTCTACGCCCGCCCCTGCGTCTTCCACACGACGCATACTGTAATACTTGAATATGTAATCATTGCTGTCAGGAACAGGCCAGACGTTTATTCTAGGTTGCGCTGCGCGGCGTTCCACCCAAACTTGTATAGGACGCCCTTGTGTTAACTTGTTAGGTATAGATGAGTACGTGCTTACACTTATCCTGCTTATGGTAAGGTCAGATTGTGTCGTAGCATTGCCAGAATTAGTACGAACTACTTGTTCAAGCAAATCTACAGTATTTGTAGGTAGATCGTATTGGCTGGTGCCTTTTACCAATGTTACCGTACCTTCATCAATCGTCCACATATTAATGCCACGGTTCTGCCACTCTATAGTCATCAAATTCATTGACCGACGAGCAGTACGAAGATCATAACCAGACCGCATCTCACGGCCCGCACGTTCCCATGCCTCTTCCGCAATCTCGGTGAAGTCCATGTCAAACGCTGTGGTGCCTGATGTAGCCATAATATGCCTTTACGTATACAGAGTTGCTTTACGCTTGTTTTCCATAACCGCGCCACAACCCCGTGCTATGTCACGTTTACGGCGAGCTAACCCACCGCCTGATAGTTTAACTGTAGCAGCTTTTGTATTTTTTACCACAGTTTTGCCTTTAGCGCCTTCGCGTTTCTTCTTCTTTGCGGTGGTGGCCCGTTGCGATTGGCTTAGGCTATTGGCTTTACTTCTGGGCAAACAACGATCTGGGTTCTTTTTATCCTTGGAAGTGCCGCATTTACCCTTAATCTTCCCATCGGTGCCGACGCGAACCCAATCTTGTTTTACCCAATCTTTAAGAGCGCCCATTAGCTTTTCTTCTTTTTCTTGCCCTTTGCGCCTTTAGCGTAATTAGGGTCTTTGCAATACTTAGAAGCCGCCATATTTGCATAGGCAGAAGGGTACGTATCAAAAGTACGTTTAGCCCAAGACTTACCTTTGGCACATATTTTACCACCTGATTTGTAATAATTGCGCATTAAGAACCTTTCATCCGCACCATTTTAGCTGGACGCGTGCCTTTTGAGGCCATGCCACAGCCACGAATTTTACCACCAGCCTTTAACTTCTTTTTAGGCGGTAGGCGCATACCACTTGGACGTTGTGTAAGATCAAGCATAGCTCCGCCACCGCCGCCACGCCCGTATACGCCTTTGCGAACTTGGGCTTCTTGTTTAACCTTATCCACATCAGGATTTAACTTCCGTTGAAACTCTAAATCCTTCTTAAAGGCGCGGTCTTTCATACGCTTTATTTCGTCATCAAAGTCCATGAGCTACCTCATTTTAGCTGGACGCACGCCCTTACGAGCAATGCCTGCGCCGCGAACCTTACCACCTTTTTTATAGCCCTTCTTCATCATGCCGCCTTTGGCGTAGCCCTTTTTAGCCATACCGCCTGCTTTCATGCCAAGTGCTTTTTTAGCGCCGCCACCCATTAGA